ATTGTGAAAACACAAATTGGTTTCCGCGCTGGTGAGGAACGCCGTGCGAAGACTATGTTAGACCGGTGTGATGAAGACGGTGTTTTGTCGATGCGTGCCGTCATTGGTCAACACGCAAGCGGTCGTAACAAATGGGCCGAGGTAAGATACCAGAAACCGTTTTTTCCCTTGATTGAAAACGGAATACGCAAGGACAAAATCAACCAGTTTTGGCTTGATAAGCCCGTCCGTTTTGCCGAGCGCAACAACTGCGTGGGGTGCTTTCATCGTAACCCCATCTTGCTACGTCAAATGTTTGACAAGCATTTTAACAAGATGCAGTGGTTTACCAACATCGAAGCCGAGGGCCTTGATTCAAGGCCACAAACAGGACAGCGCCTTCAAGGCACTTTCCGCGACGATATGACCTACGGACAAATAGCAAAGCACCGCCTACAATACGAGCTTGGGTTTGACGACTTCAGCGAGTGCGATTCGGGACATTGCGGGCTATAACTTGCGCACATGGAAAGAGAATTTAGAGGGGTATGGATTCCAGCCGAGGTTTGGTTGGACAAGAGGCTCACCCTTGTCGAGCGTGCTTTGTTGGCTGAGATTGATTCGTTCAGCGGAGCCGGCAAGACCTTCCACAAGTGCAACGACACCATCCAGACCGAGTACGGCATCAGCCGCAACACCATTTCGAGGGCTTTGGGTAAACTTGAGGCGCTCCGATTTATCGAGGTCAACTTCAACGGGAGGGTCCGTCATTGCTCAACTCGTGCAGGCAGCATCCCCAAAATGGGGAGGCAGAATCCCCAAATGATACCCCTACTAACAAAGTAGAAAGAACAAAGAACAACACAATGAAAAAGAGAGGGGCACGCCCGCACGGTTTGGAGGAGGTGGTTGAAGCCTTTACATCCGTGCAAGCCTCCGAAGACGACGCCATGGCCTTTTGGGATTATTACGAGGCCAACGGGTGGACGCAAGGCAGGGGCAAACCCATCAAAGATTGGAAAGCCGCCGCGCGCGGTTGGATTCGTAGAACTGGACAATTCAAAACAAATGAACGAACTCGCAAAGGCTCAACAACAAATGGTCCAACGGACGGCTCACTCATTGAGCAACATCTCCGCCGCCTCTCGGATGGACCCGGTGGAGGCATGGAGTAAGGGCGTCAACGTCCAAGCCGCATACAACAACCCACAAACCCAAGCGGCAGTTGAAGCCGCCTTGATTGCGATGGTTGCCAAGACGCTCCGGTATCTTGACTACTCCCGCACCATCACAGCAGACCAAGACATCATTGACGCGGTCGAACACCTGCGGCTTGAGTTTCCGGCCATGAAGCTTGAAGAATGGGCCATCATATTCCACCGGCTGAAGACGGGTCAATATCGTCCCGGTTATGAGCGTTTGAAACTTCCTGAACTTGTGTCTATATTTCAGCAGTACGAAGGCGAACGAGCCGAGCGTCGCGAAGCCAACTGGGGAGAGCTTAAAAAGTCAACCCCCAACAACCTCGACGACGAACAGGTCAAATCGCTTTACGAGACATACGCACAACAACGCCGTGAAGCGAAGCAAGCCGCTCAAAAGGAAACCGAAGTCAAGCACGTCCAAACAGACGAGCGAGGCCGGTGGGACTTCATCCCGTACCCGAACACGCAAGGCCACGAACCCGAGGGGGGCGATGGTAAAAAAGGTTGACGCGGTCTTCTCTCAATACGTGCGGCTACGCGCTACCGACGACACGGGACACGGAAATTGCTTCACGTGTAATTCCAGGCGGCATTGGTCCGAGGTAGACGCTGGGCACTTTATGAGCCGGGCCTGTATGTCGACCCGGTGGCATGAGGAGAATGTCATGTTTCAATGTAAACGGTGCAACGGGTTTCGGTCGGGTGAGCAATTTTTGTTCGCCCGCAACTTGGACGCCCAATTTGGAGAAGGGAAGGCCGAGGAGCTTTTCATCAAGTCCAAGCAGACGCGCAAGTGGACACGCGCCGAGCTTGAACAACTGTACCACCACTACAAACGCCTCGTGGCTGAACTCCGCAAGACGTAAGGGATCTGAGGCGTGGATCGCTCAGAACTACGACGACCTTGTGGCCTCGGCCCAGTCGTTCCACCCGGACGGGCGTGACCTCGTCCACAACGTGTACCTCCGATGTATCGACGCCCTCGCAAGCACCGGCCGACCGATTGACAAATACGCCGCCTACTTCCGGCGGGCTATGTGGATAGAATCAACGCGAGGGGCCTTTAAACGCCTTTTCACGTATGTAGACTCCCCTCAAACGGAGCTGGGCAACCCTGACCCCTCCCGCGACCCTTTCGAGGCCGAGAACGCGCTAATTTTAACCCGGCACCTCGCATGGTTTGACCGCACCGTCCTCAACCTGTACCTCGACGGCTACAACCTCCGCCAAGTAGCAAGGGAATCCGGCATACCTCCGACCACGCTTTACCAATCGCTCCACCGAAGCAAAACCAAACTACGACATGTTCATCGTCAGCGCACAAACAAGGGCAAATAGACTCAACACCTGTCGGGAGTGTGAACACTTCGTCGAGCCGACCAAGAGTTGCGGGCCTCTCGTCACCGAGGCGTTCACCGACTCAAAGCTCTGTGGATGCCATATGCCGACCAAGACACGCCTCAAGTGGGCCGAGTGTCCCCTTGGCAAATGGGGGGCTGTTATTACATCCGAACAACTCGCTGAGGTGCAAGCGTTCATCGACATAGTTGCCACGGACCCTAAAAGCCTAACCGACCAAGACCTCGCCGACCTTTACAACCGTATCTTGGGCACCAATGAACAAGCCACCTCTTGCGGGGGGTGCAACCGCAAAATGCTCAAGACCCTGAAAAAGCTCATAAATGAAAGCCAACGAAACCATCCCAAGTGAATCCTTCTACCTCGCCGTCGGTACGCTTGCCCATCAGGGCGGGTACAGAATGACAGAGGACGAAGCCCTACAACGTGCCCAACGTGGCGTCACCCGCCTCGGGCATACGTGGGAAGAAATAGTGAGCCCCGTGCGCCTTCGGCCATTGGCTGACGCCCGCAAAATGGTGTCCTTTTTTCTGCGCGACCAAGGGTGGACATACAAAGCCATCGGTCAAGTCATGAACCGCGACCACGCCACAGCCGTTCACCATGTTCGCTCCCTGTTTGGGTTGATTGAAACCGAAGAACACATGAGCCGGAAATACAACGAATTCCTCTCCGCATGACCAAGCCCCTCACCTTCCGCAAAGCCAAGCGCCTCCTCGGTCAGTGTGACGACTGGGTACTCTTTACAGCCAAAAACAACGGCGACGAAACGTGCAACCTTGAGTGTGCCACAATGTCTCCCACGTCGTGGGCTCTCTTGATTGACTTCGCAACCGCCGACGAAAACTTCTACAATGCCCTCGAAACAATCCTCAACACGGCCCGTGACATACGCGAAAACGGCGAATCTCCGGACCAATCCGAATAACCCTCGGGCCATACGCAAGGACCAACTTAACAAGCTCGTGAAGAGTTTGCAAGAGTTTCCCGAGATGCTCGAAGCGCGGCCCATAGTCATCGACAAAGAGGGCACCGTGCTCGGGGGCAATATGCGCCTCAAGGCCGCCCAGCTTGCCGGGCTTGATGAGGTGCCCGTCTACGTCCGTGAATGGGACGAAGGCAAGGACGGCCAGTTCATCATCAAGGACAACGTGAGCTTCGGCGAATGGGACCAAGATATGCTCGCCAACGAATGGGAACCCGAACAGCTCGACGAGTGGGGCTTGAACATCGACTGGGACGAACCCGAGGAGACGGAAGGACTCACCGACGCGGACGACGTCCCCGAAGTACCGGAGGAGGCCACCACCAAACTCGGAGACGTATGGGTCTTGGGTGAGCACCGTGTCATGTGTGGCGACTCGACCAACGCGGCAGACGTGGCCCTTCTCATGGACGGAGAGAAAGCCGTCCTACTTCATGCCGACCCACCCTACGGCATGGGCAAAGAGAAAGACGGGGTACTCAACGACAACCTGTACTCTGACAAGCTCGACAAGTTCCAACTTGATTGGTGGAAGGCATTTCGTCCACACCTCGAAGACAACGCCTCCGCCTACATTTGGGGCAACGCTCCCGACCTTTGGAGGTTGTGGTATCGTGGAGGGCTACAAGAGTCGGAACCCCTCACCATGAGAAACGAGGTCGTATGGTTCAAGCCCCCGAGCGGGCTTGGGGATGGGCAGAACAATTCCATGGGGAGAAGTTTTGGTGCAATTACGGAGCGGGCTTTGTTCTTTATGCTTGGAGAGCAGGGGTTCAACAACAACGCGGACAACTACTGGGAAGGGTGGGAGCCTATTCGTACCTACCTCGTGCAAGAGATGAAGAAGTGCGGATGGACTACGGCAGACCTGAACCGCATAACAGGGACACAAATGGCGGGGCATTGGGTGACGAAGAGCCAATGGGGTCTCATCACGGCAGAGAACTACAACAAAATCAAACAGGCGGCGCAAGAGCACGACGCCTTCAAGCGTGAGCACGACGACTTGAAGCGTGAGCACGACGACTTGAAGCGCGAACACGACAGAATCAAAGAGGAATGGTACGAGACCCGCGCATTCTTTGACAACACCCACGACAATATGACGGAGGTTTGGCAATTTGAGAGAGTCAAAGGAGCAGACAGGCATAGACACGCCACACCAAAACCCGTCGAGATGATGCAACGCGTCATGAAATCGAGCGCACCAAATGGAGCCGTAACCGTTGAGCCTTTCCTCGGTTCAGGTTCCACGCTTATAGGAGCAGAGAAGACGGGGCGAAAGTGCTATGGCATGGAACTGGACCCGAAATACTGCGACGTCATTGTAAAGCGTTGGGAGGAGTTCACCGGTAAAAAAGCGGAGCTATGGAAGCCCTAAAAACCACCAAAACCGACACCAAAAAAGAGGCGATGTTGGAAGCCCTTGAACGGTCGCTCGGCATCGTGACGACAGCTTGCAACGCCGTCGGCATCAATCGGTCCACACACTACGACTGGCTCAGGAAAGACAACGACTACCGCGACAAGGTCAAAGCCATCGAAGGGCGGACGCTCGACTTTGCCGAGAGCCACCTGCACAAACTCATCAAAGAGGGCAACCCAGCGGCCACCATTTTCTTCCTCAAGACAAAGGGCAAGGGACGCGGGTACGTGGAGCGACAAGAGATTGAAGTGGCCGAGAAGAAGCCGCTCTCATGGTTTGGCAACGACAACTCAACGACCACATGAAATACACTATCAACACAACAGTCCGCAACATTGCGGAGAACGGCACCGAGGGGGAGCGCACCCTGTACCAAGTAATCGGAACGGACAGGGAAGGCAACGCCTCCATCGTGGGCAACTACGACACCGAGGAAGCCGCCAAGGAAGTCGTCAAACAACTCGAAGCCCTCGAAGATGAGTGAGGCCCTTTATCACGCGCTCGGGTTGTGTGGTGAGCATTGGCACCCCAACCTCATCAACGTCTCATTGTTTGGGCTCTTGATTTGGGCGGCCTACCAAACAACGAGGGAGAAGGCTTGAGACAGGCGGCGACATATTACCACGTCAAAGAGTCGCCGGCCAAAATACAAGTCCACCAAGGGGGCACACGTAGCGGCAAGACGTTCTCCATCCTTACGGCGCTCATCGAGCTTTGCCACACGAATGAGAACTCGGGGGCCGTTATCACAATCGCGCGCAAGACCTTCCCGGCCATCCGTGCGTCGGTCATGCGCGATTTCTTTACCATCCTCGAAAGGGAAGGCATCTACAACGTAGCCAACCACAACAAGAGCGAAGCCACGTACATCCTGTTCGGGAACCTCGTGGAGTTCATTTCGATTGACCAACCGCAAAAGGTGCGGGGCCGAAAGCGTGACATCCTGTTTGTGAACGAGGCCAACGAGCTCAACCTTGAGGACTGGAGGCAACTCATTCTCCGGACTACGGGGCGCATCTTGATTGACTACAACCCGTCCGACGAGTTTCACTGGATATACGACGAGGTCATCCCACGCGACGACGCGGCGTTCTACCAAACCACCTACCTCGACAACCCCCACCTTCCGGATGCGGTCATTGGAGAAATTGAACGCCTACAACAGGCGGACCCGGACTATTGGAAGGTGTACGGCTTGGGGGAGCGTGGCGTCAGT